TCTTTCCGCTTCGTATCTCGCTCCTGTAACTTTTGTTCCATCAGCGGCGTATTTTCCACCGCCGCCCCGCATAAATCCTTCAAGTTGTTCAGCCGTAATTTCACCACGACTATACGCTCTTGATGCTTCACCTATATCATCCAATTGAGCATACGCTTCGTAGCCACTTGGTGGACCGCCAAGACCTTCATATATAACTGCCGCCATTCCTTGAGCTACCCCTGAAATTGTACTAACTAGTGTTCCAATACCAGGAACCATCCCAAGAAGACCTACTGCAGGTTGGGAGTCAGGACCATAACCAATTACTCCAAGATCTTCTGATTCGTCATCTCCTCCGTAGGCGCTTTCATTCATTTCTTGTTCTAAACCCTTAATGTGGGAAGCCAATACTTTATCATCTTCTTTTTCTGCGGGGCTTCGTTCTTGGACACGAGCGCCAGCTATGTCCCGTTTAAAATTAGAAAAAGGCATCTGGGAAAAAGTTGTCGGAGAAATCTTCGTTGCCCGATAAAAGGTTGACGCCGTTATATCTCCCTCTTTCGGTACTTCTGGAAGAAGTTCTCCTTCGTTGATTGGTTCTCCGTCCTCAAACCTAGCTACAATTTCAGCCCAAGACAATCTGTTGGACACCGAATATTCTTTGGGTTTTAAGCTTATAGTCTTGCCCGTTTCCTCAAAGATACGATCTTCCAACTGTTGCGTAATTTCATCTAGTCTCTGCTGAGTTGCCATTCTTGTATGCCTCTATCGTTGCATTCGTTGCATCTTTAAGATTAGTTAATATTTCCAGTAAAGCCAGCTTCCCCTGCAATCGGCGCACTTCCAATTCCGATTCCGCCACCACCAACTGCTGTCTCATCATTAGGACCAGTTCCTGCAGGTAACTCTCTAGCCCCTCCCATGCTGGCTGGTTGTTTGCCAGTGGCAGCAGCTTCTTCGCTTGTTCCTTGTTTATCATTCGGCATTAATCCCTTTAGAATTTCTGCAAATATCGCCGCATCATTCACATCGTTTACCAGTTCATCTGGTTCGATATCTTGACTTATAGCAAGTTCTCGTATCAGATTTGGTATTTTTATAAATGGTGCCAGCATCGGATTAGCAACAGTCTGGAGTAAAGCTGTTAATCGTTGTGTGCGTACTTCCTTTTGTATTACAGCACTGGTTCCTTTTGGTTTTATTTCCAGGTCACCAATCTTTTCAGGAGTGCGCTCGTTAAATTGCATATTCCACTGAAAGAATGCTTCACCAAGAGGCTTTAAAAGAAAATCATCTACATTCTTGATGACGGTCTTGATGCTTAGTCCTGCACTGGACATCAACATACTTAGGCCAGCGGCTGTACGTCCTGTTCCCGATACACCTGTTTGTCCGTGAATGATGGAAGGTATTCCCGTTTGTTCGTCTGCTAACTGTCGAGCTTTGTCGAACATCTGAATATTCTCAACCGCCGTACTCGGGAACTTAATTCCGTTCACGGCTGTTCCTGTAACACCAGATTGCCGCCTGAAGATCTTCCCAGGATACACGTCCATCGTCTGTCCAGGGACCAACTGTGTTTCATCAATATCAAACACTAGATTACCCGCCAAAGCTAGATTGTCGATTGCCATCCTTATGTGGCCATTCATCAGCATCTGGCTATCTTCCATATTTTCAGCCACACCAACTCCAAAGAGTTGATACGGATTGAGTTCATACGGAAAAGCTTGGTAGGGGATACGAGCAGGTAGAAACGGATTAGCTACAAACCGAAGTATCTCGTTTCCTGAAATCCAGATATTAACTTGGATGGAATCATCGTTCTTTTTTATTTCTCTTGGAGCTTCGATTCCAATTTCTTCAGCAAACTTAGCATCAAGCGTACCCCAATACTCAAAGATTTCAAAACGACTTCCTTGGTAATTCGGATCATCATCATTAGAATAGAGAGTAGTTTCATAATACTTCTCTTCATAATTTGGACCACTATCAAGAACATGATTTATTGCTTCCTTGTTAAAAAATGGGCGGTTAGACAAATCCCGTACTTGTTCCCTGTTCAGTCTATGTCTTTGAATAACATAATCTGCATCTTCCAAACTTGTAGCACTCGGATCTGGATAGAAATCCCAGCAACTAACAGCCTCTATACGAGGAACGGTACGGTCAAAAGGAACGTACTCGCTTTCTTCCCAGTTGTGGATAACTTTATTGTAATTAAACGGTCCCTTTATAATTCCCGTACCAAGAAGGGCGCACTCAAAGATAGCGTGTCGTAATACAGTTACGGCATTGGTATCTAAAAGCTGATCGTGGATGCACTTCTCCATTATACGGGCAGCTTCAGAAGCAGGGCTAATCTGTGGTTCGCCAAGCCTGGAAGGACCAGAAGCTAGATTCGTAGCTCCTTTATATTTATCTGATAGACCTCCTAAATTCGCTGCTAGTGGACCCTCTTGTTGTTGTTGTTGGGGTGGTTCCATTTTTTGGGTTGCTTGCAAGGCTCCAGGCAACAGTTCTTTGCCATCCCCTTCGAATCCGTACGGACCCCCTGGAGCCATGTCATCGTCTTTTTGACCCTCTTGCACAGGTCGCTTCGACAGGTGTGCAAACTCATCAATGCCCACAGGCATTGGAGTAGCTTCAACAGAAATAGGAAACTTACTATTAGCAAAAAGGATGTCTATAATCTGACCATACGCCGCAAGAACTTTTGTTTTGGTGATCTTTATAAAGACTTGACTACGTTCGTTATTTCTGTATTGCGTTGTCGAGTCGTAAATACCACGGTAGTTCTTGTAGGACTTCAACCATCGTACTTCGTCGTTTCTACGCCCTGTTTCTGCATCAGAGAAACGAGCTTTAATTGTTCCGACTATACTATTGAAGTCTTCGCGGTCATTGTCTAGATTAATAAGTCCTTCTGTCTCGTCTAAATCGTCGTTATCCGTGTCCAGAAAAGATTTATCAGCCATTAATGCCCTTTTGTTTATCAGCCGCCATAATCATGGCACTGCTGCCCATGTGCTTATTGCCGCTTTCGGCAGGAAAATCTTCAGTGAGTTTACCCTGGTTAACTCCAGGCTTGAACTCAAGCTTTTCCCGATACAGAGCGTCTTCCTTTACTTCGGACATATCGCCCTGTTTCTTCATCTGGCCCATAATGTAGCCAGATTTATATGCTTGCTCGTTACCATATGGCATAGTGTTTACTCCCTTTTTTTAGTGCTTCGAGTTGTGGTGGTTAAAAATCTAAAAAAGAATTTTGTCGGTTATTACGTTGTTGTTGTTGTTGTTGGTCTTGATCTTGATCGTCTGGAGTTGCAAACTGCTTATCTATATCTGCAAAAGCTTCCTTCGTCCTCGATTTTTGTAATTTCATAAAACCTTCAGATGACAGTGGTTTTGAACGAACAAGAGAATGATATCTTGCGCCCGTTTCTCTAGAAATCTTTTTTGCTGCTTTGTGTCTTGCTAATCTTTCTCTATCTTTTTGTTCTCTTTCAATATTCCTTCTTTGTTGGCCCGAAGGAAAAGCACTTCCACCCCAAGTAGGATGTAACCAGTCTTCCTCGGGTGATCCCTCAGTTATTGCTAGTGCTTCTCTTAACTCTTTAGTTGTACGTTCTTCTAGAGGTGTCCCTATGTCGGTAGGATCAAGAGCTACGTCAATAGCAGCTTCAGCGGTTTTAGCAGCTAATAAAGTACCTCCTCCAACAACGGCTCCAATTATTAATCCTGGAGCTTGTCCTTTTAATTTTTTTATAAGCTGCTTTAGAGCCTCAGAGCCTGAAGTACCTTTTTCTATATCTATTGGTGATTTAAGCCGTAAATTTGGCTTTGGTGGTTGTTTTGGAGCATCTGCTTCTGGTGTTGTTGAAGATTCACCTCCTTCTAAATATTCTTGCCATGCTTTATTCTCATCTGCCAATTTTTTTGCAGCTTCTTCAGCAGAAATAACTTCAGGTTTTTTGCTTGCAATTTGTTCTCTTATGTCTAAAGCGTCTAATTCAGACTGCGCTGTAACCTTTTCTAATTTGGCCAGTCTTAATTTTTCCGTTGCCTTTTTCGCAGCTTCTTGTTCGGGTGTAAGTTCTACTACTCTTTCTACGGAGCCTATAGTTATTTCAGGAACAACTAAACTTTCTGCTCCCTCTCTTGTCAGATTCACTGCTGGTACTTGAAATTCATCAGGTAATTCATTTAAGGTAATCAAATTAAGAGATTTAGCGATCATAATTTGAAGTGTACGTAAACCTCTACTTTCTAAAGATTCTGTACCTTCGTCAATGGGAGAGGCATAATGTCTTGCCGTTTCTCTAGCAAGATCAGCAAGTATGAGTTCACCCTTATCGTGACCCATAATGGCACTTACTACTCTTCCTTCTGCACCTAATTGATGAACTAAAAGGGAAGGAATAAGTTTTCGTATATCACTGGACCCTTTTATAGATCTTCCAAGAGTAGCGAGGTGTACTTCAAATAAGTCTTTTAAACCACCTGATTGTTTTATTCCCTTCGTCATTTTTGCTGTAGTGGTATTAAAGATTTCTTCCCGTCCCTCCCTCTTTGCATCTTCTGCAGCATCTCTCAATATCTCTAGAGCTACGTCTTCTATCATTAAAGAAGGTCTGGTTTTATTACCTCTTGTCCACGCTTTTATGAAACCTGTTTCAAGATCCACATCAGATAATTTTAGACCTGCAACCTCTCCAGGTCGAAAAGGAACTAAAACATTAAAAGCAACCGCTCTTCGAGCATTTAAATCTTTTATTTTTGAAGTTGCCTCTACTATCTTGGGTATAGATATTTCAGCTTTAGGAACTTTATATAGTTTTAATGATCCTCTGAGTTGCCTTGACTTTTTGGCAAATCCAGATTGTCTAGATGATACGGGGTCCACTCTATTTGCAATTCCGCCAGTACCAGATATTTGTAAGTCATTAGCTAAAGTAAATGCGTACCGTCTAGCATCATTTACTAATTTTTTATTACTCCTGTAAAATATTGTATTCTCTCGTTCTATTTCTTGAATGTTTTGAAAAGTCTTAGCTGAAATTATCTTTTTTTTCCCACCAGGAACCGTATCTGGAAGTGCGAAAAGCTCAGTAATTTTATCGTCAGACGCAAAGGATTTCCAAGGCATATCAAGATCAACACCTGCATTACTTAAATTACCTTTTACAGCCTTAACCGCCGCCTTGATTTTTTTGTGTCCTGGCTGTTCTGCTGCTTCCATAAACTCTCTTATAGTTATGGTTTCATCAGAAATTTTCTTTACTAGCTGTCTTTTTCGTTCGTTATCCATTAGTATCCAAAAACTCTATCCGCTGGTTGAAATGTATCTTTCTTGATCTGGTTAAACAGGGTGTGCTGTGGTAATCCTGTTGGTCTTGTCATGCACATATATCTTAGTGCATCGTAGGCGTGATCTTCTGCCTTTGTATCTACATCCTCGCTGTTCGTCTTTGAAAGTGGGATTGTGGGTAGCGTTCGTATAAGGTTTGTACAGGTTGCGAAGATTTTTAGTTTGGGTTCTTCAGTACGTTCGTCCACTGCTAAACGACGATGCAACTCTATCTTTCCTGGGAGCCTGTTCTTGTCCGCTGGAATCCACCTTACACCGTTCCGAATCATGGTCTCCGCTATGCTGGGTCCAGTACCGTGTTTTGACCAGCAAGATCCATCAAGAACGGATATCTGCATAATAGGATCGTTGTCTTCCAGTGCGCTTACTAGATTTGCCAGGGACTCACCCGTGTAGCCTTTATTGTACAGTTCCCGATAAATCCATATTGTACCATCCCAATCTACTGCCCCCCAAAGAACACAACTAGGGCTACTGTACCCGTAATCTGCGGCTCGTAAGCGAGGCCAATTATAAGGAATCTCAAATGGCTCAACAACGTGCTTGGTCCTGTCAAACTCTGCAAATGCCGCACCATCCGCAACGTCCCAATCCCCTTCCAAGAGCCGCCTTCGTTCCACTTCGGGTAACGAAAGCAGCATGGCTTCATATTCGCCGCTCTCCATCAAAAACGGATTGTCCGTCAGTCGCGCTGGAATGAACCGTCTTTGGTACAATGGCTTATCTGCGTGGATCGGATGATTAACACCGTATCGCAAGATCTTGCCACTTTCTATGTCCGTAGCCCAAAAGGATTCGTTGGGTGGGGCTGGGTCCACGAACATTTTCTTTAACCACCATCCCCCAACACCACCTGGGTTGGCGGAAGCTCTCATGTACGTTTCTATAGAAGGATCTGTTGTACGTAAACGAGAACGAAGATAATCCCAAACATAAGATGAAGGGTACTGGCCCAGTTCGTCAATACCTATCCACGTAAAACTCTGTCCTTGGTAGCGTGTAACGTCCACATCCTTGTCAACGTAACTGAACAGAGCGGTAGCTCCACTGGGAAAAGACCAAGTATTCTTGGACTCACGAAAGATCGCACCTGGGAAAGCTTTAGGATACAGCTTACGTGATTGGTCTACAAGTTCCGTAAGTTCCGACAGAGTACGTCTAAGAAGCAGCGCCCTGTGGTTGCCGTTTGAAGCGTAACGTAGTAAATCCACCAACATTGCGAATGATTTACCACCACCTGCCGCTCCTCCGTACATAACTTCCTTTTCGGGAGCGGCCAGAAAGTCAACTTGTGGTCCTTTATTAGGACGAAAGACAATTTCCGTGTTATCTTCAATGTCCTCCCGTATGTCTTTGGGGAGTTGACTTATGAATTCTTGAGTGGTTGTACCCCCAAAACCTGCCAATTTCTGTCCGTTTTTCAGGGTATCTTGGCTATCTTGGAGCCTTTTAAGCCTAGCTTCGGTGGCTTTTTGCTTTTGTTTGGTTTGTTTTAGTTGCTTTTGGATGTCACGCTTCTTGCTTTCGTTACGTGACAGGTGATAATTACCCCTTTCCCCAGGCTTTAAACGAGGTCGTGCCACCTACTAGTAGTCCAAAAGTTTTGTCTTGCGTACACCGCCACCGTTGGCATATTTCTTTTTATTTATTACGTTTCCGCCAGAAGCTAAGTTATATTCCTCTATTGGTCGATATTTACCCACCCCTTCAGGTTTTTTACCTCTTTTCTGGATACCCCTTTCCGTATCATCAGGATAGCGAAGATTCTTTTTATCGGCGTCTATTTTTCTTTTCTTTTGTATGTTGTCTATAAACATTTGCAGTTGCTCATTTGTTGCACCCTTTGGGATATCTTTGTGTATGCCCAACTTACGAATTATATCCATGAGACCAGCGCGCCTTGAAACAGAATCATCTTTTCGACCCCTTGTTCTGTCCGCCTCTGTAAAATCTGTCATTATACGCGCTGCCCTTCTCGTTGTTCTTTTCTTTAGATGTTGTATTTTGCTCTTCGCACACCACCACCGTTGGCGTATACTTTATTTTTTCTTGTCTTTTTTCTTTTGTCAGGCATCATTGCCCGCTTGGCGACACGACCACCATGAGCCAATAAAAGTGGCTCCCCACCTGGACGATCTTCCAAACTTCGTTGTTCAGCGGCTAGTTCCAGATCTCTGAGCATCTTCTCCAGTTGTTTGTTAGAGAACTCTGTAGGGTTTAATGTCGGACCTTTCATTCTTTTTCCAGCCCGAAGCTCCTCAATTGCATTGATAAGAGATGCTTTTTTTGTACCGCTGCTGGTTGGAAAAGCTACACCAAGATCCTTTGGGTCTTCATCTGGTAATGCCATTGTTCTTTTTATACCCCCTCTGGGCTATCGTCGTTTTCTTTGAGGGACGACGAATTGATTACGATCTCTTTGGGTCTGTCTTTGGAAGGAAGCATGACTATGCCGTGCAGGATCTGCCCTTCCATCTCTATCTGCTGCTTCTTGCCCAATCCGACCCTGTCTAGAACGCTTTCGGCGGTCTTTAATCGCATGTCCATCTGATTAAGGGGTACGGTGCCGTCTGCATCAAGACCTTCAATAATACGGTTTGCAGCTTTAACGGAATTGGTAGCCAACATGCTGCGCGTACGCTCTATGATCTCATTTCGTAGAGTTCGCGTCAGCCAAGATCTGGATTGTTCCTTGTAACCAGCAGCCATAATAGCGTTCTTAACGTGTCCTCCGTTGTGAAGGAGTTCGTGTAAGAACTTTTCTTGCTTTTCAGTCAACTTTCGCCGCTGTTGTTGTTGTTGCCGCTGTAGGTGTGGTTGCTGTTGCTGTTGCTGT